GATTGGGTGAATACAGTAGTATAAAGCTACTCTTGCAGGAACCCCCTGCAAAAGGTGAATTAAGTAACACCTTTACCACTGGTAGAGACGTAAGTTATTACACTTAGGTCAAAACCAGCCCGGTAGAATGCGTTGGATCTTTTGGAAGGACTGACGTAGAATTACATCGTCAATATCCTTCTTCCAAGATGGGCCTGGTTGAAATATCCTATCCTTTAGGTTAGGTAAACCATCAGGTCAACATTCTGGGTCTCACGCTACTCATCCTAAACCTACCAGCACCTCGGGACTAGTATTATCAGTACTAGAACCAAGGTGGCGGACTGGATAACTACCCGAGTTATCTAGTCCAATCTGAATATATGGGTTTAACCATACTTTAGCCTTAGTAGGATCTGCTCCAACAAACGCGTGGGTATATTGTCCGATGTTTTTCGCATCGGCAAAATGCTTCACACGCTGTTGAAGTACGAATGATTCGAAAATGTTATACTGTTCTGACCACAACCTCCTAAAAGGTTGTGTCAGACAAGTTCTAACACTTGAAGGTACTAGCACGGCTGAAGTGATCAATAATTGTCATCTCTTCGGAAATAACTGAAGAAAATCGGAAAAATCAATCGAGAAACCCCGTAGGGAAATCTCTTTTAACAATGCCTGCGCATCAGTGCACATGGTATTTTTCCTGAAAACCAATAGGGCTAAAGGGAAGGGTTTCAAATCCTTTCCATGGTGAAATAAGCTTTTAGCAAATTCTGCCAGTCCTACTGCTTCAAAGGATTTACTTGGAGAATATGGCATGCCTAGGCAGGCTATAATCTCTTTGTAATTTTCAGCAACACGTTTGTCCCGGATGACCAAGTCATCTCCCAAAAGGGCGTATTCTTCAAAGACATCTGAAGAATGCGGGTATGCTGCTTTATATGACAACTGGACGAGTACGTGATGACAGAGAGCCATTGCTGGCCAACTGGATAACGCCCCCATGGGTTGTCCTACCTTGTACATGATACGTTTCAGAGTCCCCTCATCATCTTTATAGATGAAGGTTCTTTTTGCTATAACTTGTAGCCACCAAAACGCCTGCCAAAGCGTTAGTGCGCCGCAATAATAGAGAATCAGAGCCTGTAGGAGGCTAGGAAACCTATCAGTGCAGGCGCTCAAGTCAATTGATGATAAGTGCTCATTGAGCCCAGACCATCTCTTGACCCTTGCGCGCTGCAAGTCTTGATCATAAGTCCCATCTTGAGGTATTATTCTCAAAATGTTAGACAAATGGTCATGTACCGGTTTCAGTAAACTCTGCGTTAGTATGTCTACCAATGCAACCACCCTCGTCTTACCCCCCTTATCACTAAGGAAGGCTAAACGGGAGTGTTTTGGGTACTGACTCGCTATTTGAGAGGAGTGTTCTCACACTCATCGAATAGTGTCCGTTATTGTTTTATCCGTATCCTTTCTGTTTATGACAGGAAGGGCTCTATAAAGGAAGAAAATCTTTATAGATAAGGAAGATGACAATATAGCATGGGTATCTTCAAGTCACTTAGAATATGCAGGCGACCCGTTAGGGCCAGCCGAGCCAGATATAGACCATTTTAACTTAATGGCCGACATCGGCTTTATATTGTAAGCATTCTTGAAAACACTGCATGTTGATCTCAACTTTGCTTGAAATTTTCTCACAAAGCTAAGAAGGGATCCGTCAAACCCACTTGTAATAGTGGACACGTCGTACTCAGGCTTAAGCTTTACCATTCGGTAAAGACTTAAGATAGAGACTCAGTACAAGGACTCAATGTGGCTATGTTTTGAAAGCACCACTGCTCTCAAAAAGACACG